AATTAGCAATTGATATTGTATCTGAAGAATTCGACATTCCTGATCAAATGTTAGAAGCAACTTTATCTCCCCCAGGAACTGATTTGGAATTTGGTGATGATGAAGAAGATGAAGAAGATGACGAATTCGAAATACCTAAACAACCAAAAAGTGCGGAAAGAATGGAAGAATTGGAATTGGAGGTCGATAAAAGGAGAGTGATAAATGCACTGATGCAAGGGGCATCTAAAAAAGGTCATTATATATTTCATATGGTTGCCGATGAATTGGATGCGTTAGATCCAAGACTTATGAACTTATATGGAAAATTAATGTCATTGGCAGATTTCCAATATTGGGTTATACCCGAAAGTGCTATGGGTGGTGGACAAGGAATTGGTGGTTCCGAAAAAATTGAATGGAGAAAAGCTGAGGCACCAGAAGATGAGGACGAAGAAGAAGAAATGGAAAATGTTGACATAGAAGAGGGTGATGAAATGCCAGTTGTTGTTGCCAAAGCTTGGATTTTTCCGTTATTGGTACATGAATTAATTAAAGGAACTTTGGAACTAGCCGCTTCAAATTGGGCGGAAGGTCATTTAGATTTTGAAGAACAAAAGGAAGTAATTGAGAAAGCGGACACTATACCTAATGAAATTTGGGGAATGAGATTGGGTCCTGGTATGTGGGAAAAATTCTTAGATTGTTTAGATGATGAAGATTATGATATAAAACAATGGTTATTCCATGAATTAACAAAATTACCAGCCAAACAATTTCATTCATTTGTGAAAGAAATACTTGTAGGTAGTCAAAAATGTAAAGAGGTCATTCAAACCTTAAAAGATTTACACAATCAAGAACCAAGTGAGGGGTTAGATGATATGATTGATGACACTGGTTACGATGATATGGGGGATGTATTAGACAATCTAGGTATTGAAGTAGAGGATGATATACCACAAGAACCTAAAGATGTTGATTATTCTGAGATGACTAAAAAAGAAATAGAAGATTTAATTAATGACGCTTTAGATAAAGGTGATTTTGACACAGTTGCAAAGTTACATAAATATATGTAACTTTTGTAATTAATAAACATTATATAATCCCACCAAGAGTGGGATTTTTTATTTATAGTAAGTATTTATATATAAGATGAACGAAGTAATAAAAAATATTTTATTAGAATATATAGATTTAAATAAATTCAAAAAATTTAAGAATGCAGCTTATAAGTATTTAGATTATGAATTAAGTGATTCAGAACTTGAAAAGGATAATTTAGATTACGATGAAAAATTAAGAACATTACCATATCTTATGATGGGAGATTTTAATATTGAAGAAATTGATGTGGAGGGTATTATATTTGAGTATTTTTTAGATAAAGGTGAAGACCCAATGATTCATATCACTTTTGATGACTTGAAAAGTAGGTTTTATGGTAATGACATTATTAACTTATTAGAAGAAACTGGGTGGTTCGATAAATATATGGAAGATGAAAGGGCTTTCCCACAAACCTTTAGGGATGTAGAAAAAAAAGGAGATAGGTTTTACTTGGTTTTTGATCGTTGGGACGAATTATCAGGGTTGTTCAAAAATGATGATAGGGATTTAGTAGAACGTATAATGGGTGAAGATTGGGCCGAATTATATGGTTATTTTGAAGGTGACTGGGAAAATGATGTTGTTGATAATCTTAACGAAAAATCTATAAAACATATAAAAGATTATATTAAAGAAGGTGATTTTATTGGTCAAGAAATGAGTGAATATTCTATGGATGATGAACATGGACATATATTAACAGAAGATATGGTAAGCGACACTGAAACCGTATTAAGGTTAATAGATGAGGAAGATATATTAAATGATTTACGTAATGACTTATTAGATCAATATAGGTGGGCGTATGAACAGGCTGGTGAAGATGAGTTATTTGGTGAAATTAAAGATGAAATAGAAGGGTTTTTAGGTTCCGAGGGTAAATGGGTTGAAATTAAAAAGGATGATGGTAGTTCTCAAGGTCAACAACTACATTTTGATATCACCGATATATTTTATAAGTATATGGTTATATCTATGGAGGAGCAATCCGAAATGCCAGGAGAATATTACGGTGAATATTTTGATATGTTATCAGTAGTTTTAGATGAAACAAATGAAGAGTTATCAACACCAGACATGGATTATTTTTATCCAGACTCTTCTAAAATTGAGGAATATTTTAATTATAATATAGAAGGAAATATTTAAAATGAAGATTAAACTAACAGAGAGACAATATAATAAATTAATTAAAGAAGCCACTTGGAGTAGAAATAACTTAAACGTGGATTCTATTATAGATTTATTTAAAAGTGATTCTAAACGATTTAATCAATCAAGAGATGGTCTGGTGGGGTTTTTTAATTTATTTTTTAATGTATATGGTCTTAATATTGAAGATGTTATGAATAATAAAAAATTATATAATATCGTACTTTCTCGTTCTAACCATTTAGAGGGTTTTAGAGATATACAACAATTTCAAAAATTACCAAACATAGACAAAGTGATTCAAATTTTTAATTATATATTGTTCACTGAGTATGAAAAAATATTAAATATGGGAACACCCGAACAAAAGTTCAATAATTTACATACATTATTTTATAGATTTTATACTTTAATGACAGTATATGGGGGATATGAACTATTAAGGGAGATTCAAAGACATCTCGATAGATTTTCGGATGATATGATTAAATATATTGTAAAAACTTATGACCCAATAGAGTCAATAAAAAGATTATCCATACTTAACAGAAAATCACATGACCCTAAAGTAGATGATACAGCAAAAGAAATTGCTAATAAAAATGGGATAACTTTAATATCTAAACATATGGGGTATAGTTTTAATAGAAAAGATGATAGTATGATTAGGGACTTAATAAATTATATGAAAGATATAAGTAACATAAAAAAAACAAAGAGAGGTTTTTTAGATTATATAGGGTCACACTATTCTGGTGGACAATATTCACATTTTTGGTCAGCTGCTAATCATGCTGGTATTATAGAAAAAGTAGGTGGTGGTTCTAATGTAACATATAAACTAGGCCCAAACTATGAGAATTGGGAAAATAATAAAGTAGTGGCGTTTTAAAAAAATTATTATGGATAGAAATGAGAAATTAAAAATATTTGCTAAATGTTTAGGTGACCCAATTTATGCAATAGAAACGTTTCTTAAAACATACGATTTAACTCAAGAAGGGTATGTCCCCTTTAAACTATTTCATAAACAAAGAGACATAATTAATTCATATGAAGAAAATAATCGTAATATAGTTACTAAACCAAGACAGGCTGGAGTGTCTACAACAACTGCTGCTTATATAGCAGTTAAAATTGCGTTTTGTGACCCAAATAACCCTTGGAAAGTTTTGGTATTGGCAAATAAACAAACATTAGCCCAAGAATTTCTTAAAAAAATTAAAGATTTTACTGATCAGATACCCTCATGGGTTTGGGGAGTAGATGAAGGTGACTCTTATTTAGATATTGAAGCTAAGGGGCATATAAAAACTAAATCCACTAAATGTGAAGTTAAAGCTTTAGCAACCTCAAAAGATGCGTTAAGGGGGTATACGCCTACATTTTTAATTATGGATGAAGCTGCTTTTATCGATAACGGTGCAGAGGTTTTTGGTGCCGCACTAACCTCCTTGGGTACTGGTGGTAAAGTTACATTAATATCAACACCTAATGGTCAAGATGCATTATATTATAGAACATATGATGGTGCCAAAAAAGGTGACAATAATTTTAAAATTATTGAAATGAGGTGGCATGAAGATATAAGATATAATAGAGGTTTAAGGTGGATAAGAAATGAAAATGAAGAAATTATATGTGATAGTATCGGCAGAGATAAGTTAAGATGGGAATATAGTGGTAAAACATATGAAACTAACGCTAATAACATTAATGATTATAGTGTAATGGTTAAAGATGGTTGGAAAGCAACATCTCCTTGGTATGAAGAAATGTGTAGGGATATGAATGGGGATAAAAAACAAATAGCACAAGAATTAGATGTGTCATTTGTTAGTTCTGGTGGTAACGTTATAGACGATGAATACATTGAACACCAAAACGAAAATTATGTTAAAGATCCAAAATATATGGCAGAAATGGAAAAATCTATGTGGATATGGAAAGAACCAGAAGAAGGTCATAAATATATTATGGGTGTAGATGTTTCTAGGGGTGATGGGAAAGATAGTTCTACTATAGTAATATTAGATTTTGATGGTTTGGAGCAGGTGGCGGAGTTTCAATATAAATTACCACCCGATTTATTAGCAGAAATAGTTTATAAATATGGTAATCTTTATCAGGCATATACTGTGGTGGATATAACAGGTGGTATGGGTGTTTCTACAGTAATGAAATTATTAGAAATGGGGTATAAACATCTTCATTATGATGACCCTAAAAATAGAAAATTAAGTGAAAAGTATGCTAAAAGTGTTTATAAACAGGGTGAGAAGGTTCCTGGGTTTAACGTTGGTAGTAGTAGGTTACAAATGGTAAGTGATTTAGAAGAACACGTCAGAGAAAATAAAACCATTATTAGATCAGTTAGGTTAATTTCGGAGTTAAAAACTTTTGTTTATAGAAATGGTAGACCGGATCATATGGATGGGTATCATGATGATATAATTATGGCACTAGCGATGCCACTTTTTGTGGTACAAACAACATTTAAAAAATTAGAAACAATAGAAAAACAAACAAAAGCAATGTTAGAAGGTTGGGTTAACACTAATTCAGTAAATGAGGTTGATAAAGTTAATAAAAAATTTACAAACCCTTTTTATAGTAATACCCCAACTTATCACCCAACACAACCAAATAATGACAATAATGATAATGGTGAATACAATTGGTTATTTGGTATTAAATAACATTTAAAACTTTTTGATATTTATTATTATAAAATAAACATTATAATTATAAAATGGCTAGAAAAACAATATTTCAACAGTTAAATGACTTATTTGGTCCAGAAGTGAAGAGACCACAAAATAAGTCAAGATATTCTTTAGGTGATAAAGAGTTATTAAAAACTAAATCTAAAGAAGAGTACGATTTTGAGAAGTTAAAACAACAACAGGATAAGTATTTGTCTGGTATGTGGCAAAAGGTTGATAATGAAATTTATCAACACTCAATATATTATGAAACCACAAGATTGGCTTCTTATGCAGATTTTGAGGGTATGGAATTTTTCCCAGAAATCGCAGCAGCTTTAGATATAATGATGGAGGAATCTACAACATTAAACCCAGATAATAAACTTATAAACATATTTTCAGAAAGTAAAAGAGTTAGAAGAATATTAGAGGATTTATTTTTCAATAGATTGGATATCCATACTACATTACCTATGTGGACAAGAAACACATGTAAATATGGTGATAATTTTTTATTTTTAAATATAGATAGTGAAGAAGGTATAACAGGGGTTAAACAATTACCTAATATTGAAATATCTAGAAAGGATAATGAGGGGTTTGGTGAGAATTCTGTAAATTCTGAAGAAGATAGTTTTAACCCAGTTAAATTTGTATGGGGTCAAAGAGATATTGAATTTAATGCGTGGCAAATTGCACATTTTAGGTTGTTAGGTGATGATAGAAGATTACCTTATGGTACATCTATGTTAGAAAAGGCTAGACGTATTTGGAAACAATTATTACTTTCCGAAGACGCTATGTTAATCTATAGAGTTACCAGAGCACCTGAAAGGAGAATATTTAAAATATTTGTTGGTAATATTGATGAACAAGATGTACCATCATACGTTCAAAAGATTGCTAATAATTTTAAAAAGAGTCCAGTTATTGATCAGAATACAGGGCAGATTGATACTAGGTATAATCAAATGGCTCAAGATCAAGATTATTTTATACCTGTTAGGGATCCAAATGCACCAAGTCCGATAGACACATTACCAGGAGCAACTAATCTTTCAGAGATTGCGGATATACAATATTTACAGAAAAAATTGTTTACTGCACTTAGAGTACCAAAACCATTTTTAGGTTTTGAAGAGGCTAATGGGGAAGGTAAAAATTTAGCCTTACAAGATATTAGATTCGCAAGAACTATTAATAGGATACAACAATCAATGCTACAAGAATTAAATAAAATTGCAATAATACATTTATATATTTTAGGGTTAGAGGATGAGTTAGAAAATTTTACACTTACATTGAATAATCCTTCTACACAGGCTGAGATGTTGAAAATTGAACAAACCCAACTAAAAGTTACTTTATATAAAGATGCCGTATCTGACGCAGGTAACGGTTTTGGTTCTATGTCAATGACAAGGGCAAGAAAAGAAATTTTAGGGATGTCAGATGAAGAAATTAGAAACGATTTAGAACAACAAAGATTAGAAAAAGCTGCTGCGGCTGAGATGGAACAAACCGCCAATATTATTAAGAAAACTGGTTTATTTGATAAGGTTGATAAATTATATGGTGACTTTGACACTGTAATGGGTGGATCTGCTGAAGGTGATACTGCGGCAGGTGATGATACTGGTGGTGGATTTGGTGATGATACTGGTGGTGGATTTGGTGATGATACTGGTGGTGGATTTGACACAGGTGTTGAGAGCGCTGCCGATAGTTTAGCTGGTGGTGAAGCTGCGGCTGCAGAAACAGAAACAGCGGTAGAGTCTACAAAGAAGAAAGAAAATCTATTAATGGAAGAAACTAAAAGAAAATTAGAAGAAAAAACCAAAAGATATCAGGGGATATACCTTAAACGACTTACAGAAAGTTTAGACAATAATGAACATATTTATGATCTAGATTCAGTAGAAAAAGATACTGATAAATTAAATACCAAGATAGAAGATATGACAAAAGAAATAGATAAAATAATTAAAGAGTAATTTTTTAAAAAATCTAGATATTTATAAATAAAATAGATAAAATAATCAAAGATTAATTTTTTTAATAACTCTTGATATTTATATATAAAAAATAGCATGGAAAATTTTGGTAATATAAAAGATACGTTTAAGGATATTGTAATAGAATCGGTATTAAAAAAAGAAAATAATGGTAAGAAGTTGTTTTCTAAGTTTGTTAAAATAATAAAGGAAAATAATACCTTAGCTGATCAATATCTAATTTATAAAAATTTACAGACTAAGAAGTTCGATGATCCATCTGAAGCTAAAGACTACATTAAAGAAAATATTTCACTATTGAAATCATTAGATGAGAAGGAAGTGAAAAAAGGTAATCAAAAACTCTTTAAACTTTTAAAGGGTAAAGAAATTGTTAAAGAAAATAATGAATTTTATAATCATATTAAAATTCTATTAGAAACTGAAAAGACTCCTACTACTATAGAAAAAATTAATGATTCTATAAGTTACATTAAAAGATTGATGTTAGAAAAAGATTCTGAAATTAAAAACAATCAAATAGACTCTGAATTACCTCCAAGTGTATTAACTAAGTTGGCTGTTAACAAATTCAATACTAAGTATTCTAATATTAATGAATCTGAAAAAGAAATCATTAAAACCATTTTAAACGGTGATGATGATACTAAAAAAGAAACGTATAACACTTTAAAAAGAGAGTGTATTGATATTATTGATAATAGATTGTCTGAGTCTTCTGATGTTGACCTAAAGGATAAATTACTTAGGGTTAAAGACAAATTATTAAATATGAACTTCGATAACGAAAACTTTATTACTGATATAAATAAAGTTTACGACCTAAAACAATCCGTATCTTCAATCGATAAATAAGATTACTTATATGTAGTTTTCATAAATTGACTTTGATTAATATTATCATTATATTTGTATTATATTAATAATAAAAAAATAAAAAAATATGGATGAAACTTGGGAAAGAAATAAAGTTAAACCTATTACCAAATTATAAGACTAAAGTTGGTACGGTTAATAATAAACAATCAAAAAGTATTTATATAAGTCTCACTGCGTGGGGAGAAATAAGAAATATAAATAATAACACTAATTACGATTCCGTAGTAAGTGGTCTAAGAAAAAAAATCAAACAAAAATTAAATAGTAATCTAAACAAAGAATTATTTCACAATAATAAATATATTGTTGATTTAGATATGAGAACATCTGGATTCGCATCAACGAAAAGAAGTTTTATGTCTTGTGAAATAACACTATATCAAAAAAAGGGGTTACCTATTAATCAATCGAATTTATTGGAGTCATCAAAGAAAGTAATTTATGATGTTGTAAATAGTTGTTTAGATAATAACAATTATTTTACCTTTTATAAAACTAAAAAATAGAGTTTTTATTGTAATGATATATTTATAATTAAAGTATATCATTATTATGGAAATAATTAGAAAAAACGAAATAAATAAAAAAGGCATCTTAATCGAATATGATGCTGGATACATTTCACCGAAAGACAATAGAAAATTTGTTAATGAAGTTAACAAACTATCACAAGGACAACAAGTAGTAAGTGATCCTTTAATTGTCTATGCCGTTATGCAAAAGTATGGTGTAGAAAATAAGAATGAAAGAGTATATCCTGAAGCTATCTTAAGAAGAGAAGCTGAAAATTATCTTAAACTTATAAAAGAAAAAAGGGCAATGGGGGAAGCTGATCACCCAGAGAGTTCTATTGTTGCTGTAAGTAGAATATCACATAATGTTGTTGAGTTATGGTGGGAAGGTAATGTATTAATGGGTAAGTTAGAAATTATTATGTCACCAGGTTTTGTTAATCAAGGAATTATTTCTTGTGAAGGTGATAGAGTTGCCAATTATATACGTCAAGGGTTAAAAATAGGAGTTTCTTCAAGAGGTGTTGGTTCTTTAGAAAAAGAAAATGGTAAGAATATTGTTCAAGATGATTATGAATTAATCTGTTGGGATATCGTAACTTCACCGTCAACTCCAGGGTCTTGGATATACAATGAGGAACCATCTCGGGAACAACAAATGTCAGAGTCAAATAAGAAAAATGAGAATAAAATTTTAACGGACTCTTTGAATAATTTTTTATTAGATTAAAAAAAATCACTTAAAAGTAAGTTTTTTATATTTTATTGCATATTTATTAAAAAATGCATGTGGTGCATTATTATTAATAATAAAATAAAATTTTAAAAAAATTAAAATGGCTGAAAAAAGAAAATCAATCATCGAAGAGGCTTTGTTAGATGCTAAGTCTTTAGAGGATGCCTTAAAGGCCAACACGAAAGAAATGCTTTCGGCTCATATGTCGAAAGAAATTGAGAGTATCGTAGAGTCGTCTTTAAATGAACAATTGGAAGACGAAGATGTAGACGTTATAGATTCACCAGAAGGTGAAGATGTAGTAGACGATATAGAAGGATCCGCGGATGATATGGAAGACGTTAAGTTAAATCTTGACAATG